CAAATACCTACAAACTTGTAGGATCTAACGATGTTGTTCTGTCTATCTATCTGTCTAATTATAGCATCACTTTGATACTTCATGATAGTCTTTGTTGCCTGAAGATTCTGGTGAAGTGCCTGAATCTTTGTGGACCACTCTTCGAACTTAGATCTAAGTGCGAATCCTTTGTCGTTAAGAACTGTTACAGTCCAAGGTTCAAAGGAACGGTCTCCAGCAATCTTAAGCGTCCTACCTCTGTAAGGTACTTCGATTACACCCACGGTTGAAGCAGGAATTGCTGCTGCTTTAACAAGGAAAGTTGCTAGTGATTGAGATGATGCTCCACTACCAGCGAGAGATCTACCTGAGCTCTCTTCAGTCTGTTGCTCCTGTGAACCAGGAGTGGCACCCGACTGGGGGTTACCATCGTCTACAATTTGAGGAAAGAAGATCTCGCATTGAAACAGGTTAGGGCGGGCTAGGTCGCCTATTCTGTTACGGAAGTCGAGGATTGGGGCGTTAATTACGCCCCCTTCTTCTTGACCTGAGTAGGATTGTGATTCGTCTTGTGCCATTAGTTGGTCCTATAGGGTTGAGCATGATGCCATGCCACGGGTTTACTTTGAATTAAGATACTAACTCAGAGAAGCTTGCGCCAGTCCTTGTAGCAGTGAATGTCAGTGTGATGAAGTTGATGGATCTTGTGGGTTTCACAAATATCTCAGCGTAGAATTCACCACGGTCAATCGACTCAGCAGGGTTGTTAGTTCCGTCGCAAACTACGAGGAAGTCAACAATACCACGTCTTGACTGTACTGATCTTAGGAATGGTTCAACAATATTCTTGAATTGCTGACGAGTAAACTCATCATTTAACTCAAAGAGTTGTGTCTTAGCAGCTTGTGAGATTGCTTCCTCCATTACCAAGAATAAACGTCTAACGTTAATTCTATCGAATGCGGAAACGTAACTCAATGCAGTCTTATCACCGAATAATACCGTGCCCTGTCCAGGGAATGCTACGATTGGGTTGATACGAGATGCATAAAGTGTGTCTCTATGATCCTTAAGAGGTGAGTATGCTAACTTAATAGCGTTTCTCAACTGTCCTCTGTTGAATCCAGCAGGTGAGAACCAAGGCTCTTGCTGAAGTGTTGTGCTTAGTACTAGTCCAGCAACGTCTGAGTTGCAAGGAATGTAACGATAAACATCGTTGTACTTATCATAGATGTACTTGTAGTTGTTATCAAATACAGCATATGATGTGCTACTTAACTGATCGAAGTAGTTAACTGTGCGTGTAACGATGTCGGAAGTCTTAGGTTGTCCGATAACGTCACCACGATAAGGCGAAACGAATGCGATACAATCCTTTCTTGCCATTGCAATGCTGATAACATGCTGCGCTTTAGCAACAGTATCATCTACACCACTCATGGATGGACCCATTAGTAGGTAGTCGATGTCAACAGTCTCTGCGTCATTGAAGAGATCGTATCCAGCGAGTGCATTAGGACGTGAAAGTGTATATCCATCTACACCACCTTGTAGTGAGTAGCGGAGTGTTGCACGATTCTTTGTGCCAAGGATAGGTATACTTAGTGGGTTGGTACCTGTAGGATCGTCTAGGTTGTTAAGTGAAACAGATGACTTAATAAGGTCAAACTCTTTGTTAACACCAGAGACACCCCATGCACCAGCTGCATTAGTATCCTTGTCGTAAATGTTGTTTGTCTCATGACTACCCCAGTAGAGGTATTGTGAGAAGTTTTTAATTACATCCTTATAGTAGATGTTATCACCTTGAGGTGATCTTGCATCAACTGCTTTAGAAAGATTGAGATGCTTCTCAAGTACGGATCCAGGTACTCCTGTGATCTTACCGTCTCCATCTAAAACGAGGATGTGAATGAGGTCATTATGACCGCCTCTGTCCGCAACCCATGCGGAAGATGTAGGTCTTGCAGCAACGTTAATCCACTTTGCACCAAGTCCATATGTACGTGTGTCGTAATCTGACTCAACGTTAGCAATAGAGATACTAGCAGCGTTAGCGTCAGTAAGTGTCTGGTTTGCTTGGAAGTTAGGTGATCCTTGGTTAGCAGCAACACGTAACTCACGAGTAATAGACTCAATAACACCAGCATCACCAGTGGCAGAGCCAGGTGTGTTAGAGTTATTTGCCAACTCAGTAACTGTGTCTCCTACTTCTAGGATGTCAGATGATGTACCATCAATGGTAATCTCTACCTTACGCTTAGCTTCGTCGTAAGCAACAACACGTCCAGTAACACCACCACTAACAGCAGTGATATAGTTGTCTTTCTCAAACTTACCAATCAGTGTAGCAGCCTCTTGGAAGGTTACTGTGACTGTGTAAGAATATACACGACCATATACGTTAGCAGAAGAGTATGAAACCTCAGCGTTGTTAACGAATTCCCACTCAGAAGCGGTTGGTTGTGCGAGATATAAAGTTTGATCAGGACCAGCGTCTGTAACTACAACTCTAATAGAGTTACCAAATACACCTGCGGTCTTAGCACCCCACTTCCAGTTGTTAGCAGCAGTCTCAACTGTAGACTCGTATGCATCAATGTTCTTGATTAGAGGAGATGCAACACCAGTAGAAGTTTGCTCATTGATTGTAGTCTTCTGAGTTGTAACTGTCTGTAGTGTTACTGTTGATCCATCAGTGTGTGCAGCGGCTGTTGTGCCTAACTGTGCACGGACAACTGTTAGATCGTTTCCAACTACACCAGAGATTTGAAGAACTTCGTCGTCAATTCTAATGTAGGAGTTGGTGCCTCCACCAAGAGCAGCAGCAGAAGTAACTGTTAGAGTTGTATCAGAGCTTGTGAATGTAGATCCTTCATTGATTGTGGAAGATGTTCCAGCAGCCTCAATGAGAGTAATAGGAGCAGCAGCAGCGTGTGATGCAGCAGAAGTTGCTAACTGTCCACGTAATACTGTTACGTCGTTACCAGAAACACTCTGGATAGTTACCAATTCTGAGTCGATTAATAATACGTCCGCAACGTCGAAGTCTGTTGAAGATGCAACAGTTAGAACCGTATCAGATGCGCTGAATGTGGTTACTGTGAACTGTGCAGTGTCGATTGCGTTTTTTAACGAATCATTCATTGCTCTCACAATCTTTACGGTTCCACCGTATAGTAAGAATTGTGCAGCACTGAACCAATATTCGTAATTGTAGTCAGTAGGTTGTCCGAAGATCGAAAGTAACTCTTTCTCGCTCGTCACGTTAGTGATTTGCTCGACTGGTCCTTTCTCAAATGCACCAACGATAGCAGCTATATTATCTACAGTTGCATTAGCGACGGTGGTCAGATCTCTTTCTAGTACAACAACCCCTGGGGAAAGCTGTGTTGATGCCATCTGTTAAAACTCCTTTTGTATTCCAAGTCGGATGCTGAAATTATTTAGGTTTTTAGGTTATTTCACTGGGGAATCAAGCCGTGATTACCAGTCTGGGTAGTCTGATAGGTATGGAGGTAAAGGTCTTTTTCTATTTCTCTTTCTATTGACTCTCCATATGGTACAAGACTTACACTCATACGCATATGCTGAAGGGTTTGCACCTCTGTCCTTACGTGTTAAATAATAATCTTCTAATAGACTCTTAGTCTTACCACAAAACCTACACTTCCTCTCTACAAACAGGAGATGCTCAAGTTCTAGGTCTGACTCTAGGCTCACGACAAGTAGTCCCACATATATGCTTTGTCTCCATACTCATCTACGTTCCACTTAGTGCCTTCATCATCTACTATAGCCTCTTGATCGTATCCAACTCCATCATCTATGAAACCAAATGGAGCCATGTCTGCTTCTATTCCCTCTTTCTGTTCTTTATACATCTTCATACGTACATCATCATCATGTAATTCTCTAAAGTAATCTGTAGTTGCTAACCATGAGAATATAACCAGACACATAACAAGGTCATCGTTACATCCTTCCTCTGCCTCCCATGCTGGACCCCTCTGAATGAAGGTTGTCATCTCTGCCATGATGTCATAGTCCCTAAAGACGAGTTTATCATCCTCAATCAACTGTTTTAGGTTGGAGCAACCAGTTTTCTTGACTGTTGTGCTCATTTTAACTCCCATCTGCACCTTGGTGCCACTAAATCCTTGTCCTACTACCTGACCTGCTCTACCTCTCATGGCACACATGAGTAAATTCTCATATTCTAGGTCAAATTGTATGATATCTGCTACCTGTCCACCAATATCATTAACTTCTATCATTATATACGCCTGGTTATATGCAGTGGCGACCCTATGAATGATATCTGGGAATAATAATG